CTGTCTGAATACTTTGGCCGCCGCCAGAAGGTTGATTCCTGCTCCGCATGACGGATCGCAAACCGACATATACCCTTTCCTTCCGATCTCGGCCTTTGCATCCGGAATTGATATCAGCGCCATACAATCAGCGACCGACTGTGGTGTAAAGAATTGCCCTGTCCAGTGATTCCCCATGTTCAGGTTCATGTACATTTTTCCGAGGAAGTCTTCCTCCGGTTTTGCTTCCAGCGCATCGACGATGATGGCCATAAGCCTTGCAAGGGCATCTACATTTCCTCCGACCGCTTTCAGCGACCGTTCATATTCTGCCTCTCTCCTGGCTCTCCGCTTCTGATCCAGCTCGATACTGTTAGATATGCTGCATGCCATACATGAGATCGCATATTCCCAGATCTGCCACCCGGAGAGTGACGGGTTGATTGCATTAAATCCTTTCAAAAACTCCTTCTCGTAGTAATCTGATCCGTGCCATTGCCTCATAGGCCTAACCCTCTCAATCTGTAATTCAGTTGACTACCTCTGAATACGACGATGTTTCCTCTGCTCCTCTCGAGGATCCGAGATCCGATAGCCTCGTCGAAGTCAATCAGTGCCTCCGGCCTAACCTCTGTTGTAATGATCATCGGCAAGCCGTTGATGTACCTGTGGTTGATGATCTCGAACAGGATCTTCCGGTCCGACTCTGTCGGCTGTCCTTTCAGCAGATCGTCGATATAGAGAACCCTGGCATTAAGGTACTTGTTCATTTCCCGTGCATAGCCTTCCTCGTCCATGATGTTCTGCTTCAGAGCCGTGATTGCATTCCGATACGGCATATAGACCACCGGGATCCTCTGTTCCATCAGGTTGTTCGAGATTGCGATTCCCAGGTGCGTCTTTCCTGCTCCTACCTGACCGCACAGCAGCATCGAGTTCTGCTCGGTTTTCTCGATTTTGAGAAAGCCTCGGTAGTAATTGATTGCCTTCTGCTTGGCATTTTCGAGGTCTTTATTTCCAAATGTCTGATAACTGGTAAAGTTGACGGACCTCTGGATATCCGACAAACCACTCTGCCGCATGATCCTTCTCGCCTGCTCCAGTTGCACACACTGGCATATACTCGCCCGTTCAACACCGTCCTCGTCTATCCTTGTGATAATCCTTGAGTCTTTACATTCCGGGCAGTCATACTCAATCAGCTTTGGAGGATTCTTTCTTGCCGCTTCGCGCATGGCAAGCATTTTGGTTTTAATCTCCTCAAAGCCTTCTATCATCCAAAGTCCTCCCTGTTTTCTCTCTCCAACATCTCAAAGTTGTACTGACTGGATACTCCCTGAGGCTGGCCTCCTCCATCGTTGTTGTCGTACTTTCCCTCGAGCACCTTTGCCAGGTTGTTGTCTCCGTGTTTGAAGAACCACTCGAAGTCTGCATGCCATCCTCTGTCACCTTTTCTTCCGGTGAGGAAGTCAGAAGCTTCGGCTTTCGTGAAAGCCTCCTTCAGATCTTCCATGGAGTATGTCTTCATTCTTGCTTTGATATGTTTCTTCCTTGTGTCCGATAAAACTCTCACAGCCGGAAGAGATTTGCAGATCGTGTGGTAGAGGTTTAAGATCTCCTGATAATTGATTTTGACCTCCGGTTCTTCCGATTCGTCAGAATCGGATTGCGGAGAAGTATCTCTAACCTTACCTAACCTAACCTTACCTATCCTATCCTGTGATACCGAACCGGACACATTCTGGATACATTCTGTATCCAAAGTGTACGCACCATTCTTTTTTTCCGTTAACATCGACTTTTCTTCTTTGTAGACGGTAGCCTTGTACCGGTCTTTCTGTATGTAGTTGTGAATCTTCCAGTGCTTGATAACGACGATCCCTGACTCGAACGGAATGATGAAGTTCTTCGCTGCCAACAGTTTCAGATCATCGTCGGAAGCTCCTACCACTCGCTGAATCTTTTTCGGGTTGTTGAGAAATCCATCGTCGTCAGCTCTCATGCTTAGATGGAAGTACAATGCCTGGGTTGTCAGAGGCATGTCGAGGAAGGCGTCGCTATCAATAATTGTCATTGCAAACATTCTCCGTTGTGCCATATTCCTCATTCCTTTCAGTGCAGCTCCCTGCCCCGGAATGGTAGCTGCTTCAGATTTCAGATATAGTCCGAGGTCTTATGTATTGCTTAATCCCACCTTATGTGGCTGCCGTTTTCGTCCTTGGTAACCGTTAGGCCTTGCGGGAATCGAGCCTTCATCGTCGGATCGTGGGTTATGGCCATGATCTTCAGATCGGTGTATCTTCTCTGGATCGTTACAAGTGCATCGCAGTACGCCTGAACTCCGGAATCATCGAGGAACGGCGGCTCGTCGATGAACAGCATGCCAAGCTGCATTCCTGCCGTGCTCGATTTGATCTCGGCCAAAGCGAGGATGACAGCCAGGGAAGCCTTAACCTTTTCACCTCCGGACTTGGAGAGATACGGGAGCGTTCCCTTTCCGTACTCGTTGATCAGGACATCGAGTGTCACCTTTTCCTTCTTCTGGGTGTTGACCTTTTCCGTTTTGAAGTCCACTCCCATCTTTCCACCGGTCATCTGTCCGAGGATCGTGTTGGAAGTGTCAATCAGTGTCGGCAGGATGCTCAAAATGATCTGATGAGGGATGCCGTCCTGTGAGAAGGAAGTCTTCAACCTTTCATAGTCAGCCGTCTTGGCCGCAAGGATGTTGACGCTCTCCCGGAGGGCTTCGATCCGCTTAGTCTTCTCAGCGATGGTATCGAGCTTCTGCTGCAAGGATCCAATCTGCGTCTGAAGCGCCGAGATGTTCCCGGTTGTGCCGGAGATCTTCGCATCCAACTCCGCAACGGCCTTGCGCTTTTCTTCGATGCCGGTTGTCTTGGCGATCTCTGCATCCATTTCCTTCTGTTTGTTTTCACAGTCAGTCGTAACCTCCTGGATCTGCACATCCATTTCCGTATATCTCTGGATCGCATTCGACTTTCTTTCGGTCATCAGAGGAAGCTGCTTCTCCTTTTCGAGCCATGGCCGGAGCTGTGCCAGCTGCGCCTGAACCATGATGCTCTTTTCGTACGACGTCTTGTACTGTTCCACTTCTGAGGCAAGCTCTGTGCCCTCTCCTTTGACCGTCTCGATCCTTTCTGCAAGGTTGGATATATTTACACCCTTAGCCTCCAAAGAGGCCTCTAAGGCGCTAATTTCGAGGGCTTTCTTCTGAAGGTCAGCAGCGCGATCTTTGTACGGTTTCAGTGCTACCAGTTCGTGCTGGATGATCTCCATAGCGTCCTGATGATATCCAAGGGACTCTACTTCGGACTCGTGCTGTTTGATCACGGTTTCAAAGTTCTCAATCACCGGTCCATACTTTGCTTCGATCGCTTCTCTTCTGGCCGGGATCTCCTTCAGCTGTTCCTCTGCTGCCTTTGCATCCTGCAAGAACTTGCAGTTTGCATTCTCGACATCGACGCATCCGGAAGATTTCAGCAGTTCGGTTTTCTTTTCCAGAACCGCCTGCTCAGCTTCCAGAGCCTTCATGGCCGACCACCTTTCCGCAACGACCGATTTTAGATCCGCTTCGCACTCGGCCAGCTCATGCTTCATCTCCTGGTGCTTGATCTGAAGGCTCTTCATCTCGTCGTAGAGAACCATCTTCTGGTCGTACTCTTCCGCCTTCGTCCGGATCTCTTCATCCCCGGAATCGTCCTTCAGGATCAGGAGCTTTGCATATTCCTGTTCTTTCTCGGCCTCTGCCTTTACAAGGTCAGCCTTTATCTTGGCCAACTCAGCTTCTTTCTGAGCAAGAGCCGCCTTCTTGGTAACATAGAGGGTTTTCTGCTCAATCAGCTGCTTATCCTGCTCTTCCAGTGCTCTGCATTCTTCCGCTTTGGCTTTGATCTCAGCCTCCTGGGAAAGAACCGAATCGCACTCGGTCATTACTGCAAGCTGTCGCTGTCTCTCGGCCTCGTAGAGAGCGATTTTTCCCGTCAAGGTCTTAATAGACTCGGACAGCTTTTCCGCCCGCTCCTGCGCATCTGCGAGGGTGCGGAGTTCAAAAGAAACGACCTCTTTCTGCTCATTCAGCCGGTCCAGCGTTTCCTTCTCCCCTTCGAGGTAGATTTTCGCGCCTTCCAGTTCGTCAGCAGGATCTCCATAGGATTTGATGTTCTCCTCCTGGATCTCGATCTCCTGCTGTGCTGCATCCTTCTCCACCCGAACCTTTTTCCGTTCTTCATCGGCAATTCGGGCCATGCTGTCATAGATTCCAAGTCCGAGCAGGTTTGACAGGATCGTCATGCGCTCATCTTTGGAAGCCTGCAAGAACAATCCGTATTGGTCCTGCATGATCAGAGCGCAGGACTTGAAGGTTAGGCTGTCCATGCCGAGGATCTGCAAGATCTTCTTCTGAGTCTCAGGAGCCCGTTCACTTGACCGGTTCTCCCATTCTCCGTCGATCAGCTCTGCAAGGTTCAGTGTGAGCGTTCCCGACTTCAGACGCTTTCTCGTCACCCGGAAGACCTTGTCTCCGATTCCGAAGGTGAAGATGATCGTTCCGGACTTTGCTTCTGCGGATCCTCTCACCCAGCTTGCATCTCCGAGGTTTCCGCCCTCTCTCGGTTCTTCATAGAGGCAGTCAACCAGGGCATCACAGAACAGGCTGCTCTTTCCGGCACCGTTGTCTCCGTTGATGGTGCAGAAGGTGATCGGTGAGAAATCAAACTTCTCGTCAACATAGTTTCGATAATTGTGTACTTCAATGCTGATCGGAACGAAGGTTCCCTGCATGGCCGATGCGGATACATCCGTCATGGCCTTAACAATGATCGGTTTGGCCAACTCTACGAGCCGTTCAATCTCCTCTTCCGGGACTTCCTTTCTGCGGAGATATTCGATCAGGTTGCTTTCCGGATCAGCTTCCTTTCCCATGCTCTTTCGGTCCACATCCTCCAGAACTTCGTCCGGCAGGATCTCGGTTACATAGAAGACACCGTCCTCATATAGCCGCTTTTCCAGAAGGGCATGATTGAGAGCCTTATGCTCTGCTTCCATGCAGGTGTACCGCACTCGTACGATTGCATCCTCCGCATGGCCTTTCCACTTATAGGCCGCCATGTCATACAGACCGGCATTGATTGATGCGATATCGTTATTGTCGAGGCGGATCGTGTAGAACTCCCGGGCTTTCAGAGGAATCAGCTGGCTGGTGATCTCGCCCGTTTCCTCGATGGTGTGCATATAAAAGCCTCTCAGGCACCCTTCATCATTGAAGGTGAACCGATTGACTGCTCCGGAGTAGAAACAGTTCTTCACGGTAGGCAGCTGCTGTGGCCTGTGGATATGTCCAAGGGCAACCAAATCGAAGGCTGCCGAGTTGAGGACGGTCGGTTCCAGAACCGGTTCAAACTTCTGGATGAAGCTTCCCCCGCCTGATCCCGTGTCCGTTCCCGGAACATAGTAGTGAGCCATCAGGACGGATGGCACATTTCCCTTGCACATTCCTTTCAGGCCGAGGACGATATTCCCCAGCTCTGCTGAGAAGACTTCTGCTTCTTTCTCCTTCGGAACATCCGGGTATGCCGCCCGGAAGACTCCCCGATCAAAGCCAGGGAGACACGCTACATCGAGGTTCGGTGTGTGAATAACCGTCGGAGTGGTTACAATATCCACCGTGTCATTCTTCTTAAAATGCTCGTTCAGTGCTGCGAAGGCCTCTGCTCCATCGTGGTTCGGTGTCCCGCGGATCACGATCATCCGCTCTGTGTATTCTGCCAGTTCCGAGAGCAGCTCCTCTGCATCGAGCTCGTCCTTCAACGCCCGCTTGCCGTAAACATCCGGCTTATCGATAACATCCCCGGACATCAGTACGATGTCCGGCTTTGCGATCTTTGCAAACTCAATGATCTCTTTAATCCTGTCGATGGTGTCCTGCCCCCGAAGGTTGACGCCATCTCTGACCGGTCCTTTCCTCTCTCCGAGGTGCCAGTCTGCACAATGCAAAATCTTAATACTCATGTAAGATCCTCTCCTTTCTTTCAACTACGCTGGCATTTGTAGCACAGCGGCCGTCCATACTTTCTGACCGAGAACTCAAATACCTTCTGATTGATATCCGTTCCGCACTTCTCACAGCACATCGGCGCATCTGCCGGAGCAGCTTCCTGGGGCTGTTCCTGCCGTACGGGCTGAGCCTGCTGCCTTTGCGACGGAGGCATCTGCTCAACTTCCTGCTGATAGTGGACTTCTGTATCCGGCAGAGGTTCCTTCGGCTGCTCATAGACAACTTCGTCCACAAAATGATCAAGAACTTCATCTGGTACCGGTTCCTCATTGACCGATGGAGCAGCCAGCGCCGGTTTTTCTTCTTCTCCAAACAGCCGCCTCGATGACTGGAACATACTCGAGATCGCCGTCTGCTTTACCGCTTCGTTATTCATATTCGGCACCAGATAGGCCACCACGAAAGGTTTGGCCAACTCCTGTGCCGTGTAGGTTCCTTTGATGTGAAGGGCTGTACGGATTGCACCGTTCAGGGCTTTCGCTTCGCAGATTTCATTCCGGAACTTCATGAACTGCGACTTTTCCTTGTCGCTCGTGAAGTTCTGGCAATCCACATTTATTTCATTTGTATCGGAAACATACAGAACCTCGCCCGTGAGCTGAGGTACGGAAATGGTAACCTTGTAGGCTACATCTTTGTTCTGACATGCTGCGCAGTTGATCGGCTTTCCGATAGATCTGTTGACTGCTGCACATTTCTGACATGTGGTCGGAAGAACTGACTCACTGCTTACGACCTTGATGCCGGCACCGTCAGCCAGCTTCTTCAGGCCGTTCTTTGTTAAAGCGTAACGAGTAGGTGATGCCGGATGGTGAACACCTCTCTTGTCCGTCCATGCATCGCTGGCTTTCTGCTGAACATACACATCCCCTTTTTCGGGATCCGTTTCAATCGTGACAGCCTGCATAACCGGTGACATGATCTCCGGCACTTCCGTGACTACCATGGTGTTCCCCAGGAGATTGAATTTCTCCGGCGGATATTGCTTGATGATTGATAATTCGTTCATAGTGACCTCCATTCTTAAAAATTAACTTGCTTTTCTCGGAACTTTGGCGTAGAATGGACTTAGCTGTTGAGGGCACTCTGGTTTTCCAGGTGCTCTTTTTCCTTTTCTACGATCTCCACGAGTCCAAGTGATACTGCGATTGAAATCTTGGTGAATGCCATCTGCTTCTTCTGCTCCTCGATCAGCCTCTCGAGATACCACTCACTCTCGGCATCCTCGTAGCCGAGGCTGATGTGCAGAGCCTGCTTCCGCTTTGCGTATTCAACAATCTTCTCCTCTTCTGTCATGCTGACCTCCTCATAGCATTGTGTCTGTGAACCTTCTTCCTCTTTGCCGGGGTGTAGGACATCCGGCCACGCCGTACGGCTCTGTTCTCCTCAATCCGGAGAAGATTCCAAAAGAACCCGCCGCCGGCAATCCCGATGATCGTCTGCCAGAACCCTTGCAGACAGCTGATCGTTCCCTGTTCCAGTGCTCCTACCGTTCCCAGAAGAAACACCGAGAAGAGAAAAACTCCCCATGCATATATCGTCTTACGCTTCATCTCATGCTCCCTTCTTCATCTCGTCAAATCTGAACCTTACCTGAGGCTTGGTGTAGTCGAGTGCCTTCTCCAACTCTCTGTCCCGTGCCTCGGCTTCTTCGCGGCAGGTACACCGCTCACCCGGATCCAAATTGCAATGGCAATCAGGACATACTCTGAAATAGCTCACCTCATTCCCTCCTTCCTGTGCAAAATTGCTTATCAAAATGTACTCTTGGCACCTTTCCTGCCGGATACAGTGCGCTGATCTTTCCATCAGCTACCAGCTGATCTCGAAGTGCCTTGATGATCTTGTAGGCCTTTGACCTGCTCACTCCGAGTAAACTCATGACATCCTCGACCGTGTAGTACGGTTTCGAGTGGATAACCTTGATCACACCCGGACGGTTCTCCAGATCTTCCATATCACCGCCCCCTTACACATTTTTCTTTGCCCAAGTCTTTAGCTCCTCTGCTACCTGCGTGATCCTGTCGAGGTTTTCGATGATCTTGTTCAGGTCATCTTTCTCGGTATCGTCGATCACTCCGTCCTCAGTGATATCCAGCAGCTTGTCCCTGGTCACATAGACATCTTTCAGGACCCTGACAACATTCAGAACGATGCTGTCGATATTCGATGTCCTTACCTCCGGAACATTCTGTCCAAGCGGGCAGCAATTCCGGCAATAGTGGTTACACAGCTCAGGGGCTTTGTAAAGATCTGCCATCAGGACCACGTCCTCTGGTGAAGGTTGTGCCACTCCGGTTTCGATTCGGTACAGTCGACGGCTGTCGATTCCCATGATCGCAGCAGCTCCTTCACGGCTACATAACGCTTCATTACAGTTTGAAGCCCTTGAACGTGACAAATAGAACACGTTTCCGGCCGCTTTTTCACCTAAATTTGACATGTTCATTCACTCCTTAATTTCTTATAATGATTTTAAGGGTTCATCATTTGAAAACTCGATGCGACCGAAGATCTTCTCTATTGGCTTCTTAAAATGCCGGGAGAATGTGTATGCTTCATTCAGCGAGAATTTGACGAGCCCCCGTTCCTTTTTGCTGTAATTCACCTTTGAGACACCTATGATATTGCCAAACTCCTCCTGTGACATGTTCATAGATTCTCTGAATTGTTTGATTTCCGATGCCATCGTGCTCCTCCTTTCCGTTTCAGTTTTTGAACCTTGCACCTTAATAATAGTTTCATATCGTGAATTTGTCAAGCATTAACTTTCATTTTTTGAACCTTTGTTGAATTTCATTTTTTGAACCCCTATAATCAAATCAGGAGGTGGTGCTATGAGTCTTGGAGCAAACCTGAGAAGGTGCAGAGAATCAAAAGGATTAACGCAGAAAGAGATGTCGACGATCCTCGATATATCGAAGTCGAACATTTCAAAATATGAATCGGACGATGTAGAGCCGAATGTAGAAACATTGATTAAGTATGCGGATTATTTCAGAGTATCCATCGACTATCTGCTCGACAGAGGAAGCTACAATGCTACTGCCGTTGCAGAGCTGCTGGGATATGAGGGAACCGATGAGACGGCCGTCACATTCCAGAACAAGTTGGCCAACCAGATCGACTTTGCCGGAGCGAAGATTGGAGATCTTGCAGAAGCTCTTGGAGTGACCGAGAAGCTGATCCTTGACTGGCTGACGGACAAGGACAAGACTTATCCAGACTACTACCACGCACTCTCTGAATATTTCCAGGTATCAGAAAGATACTGGACGAGTCCGAACGCTATCTCCCCTGGCATTGAGCCAAATATGGAAGAGTATCTTCTTATCCTTATGCGGAGAGATTTCCTGTCATCCGGAACATTGAATCCTTCCTACGGGAACCTGTCCGAGTATTTCCCAGGGATCGAGTTCACAATGGATCCTGAGGAGCAGGATCTTATCCGGAAGTTTCGTGTCATGAACCGTGACAGTAAAGACATCATCAAAGGGAAAATCAAAGAAACTCTCCGTCTCGAGAAGTACGACGAGGTCCATGATCATAAGCCCTTACCAAAGGTTGCCGCGGCAAAATAATCAGCCTCGAATGGTACCGGGGCTTTCGTAAGCAAAAATAAGCCATGTTGCAGCGTGGCCATGGGAGAAGATATGGGAAAAGAATTGACACCGGAAGAAATTGAGAAAAATAAGCAAAGCGTAAGGAGAACCTTCAAGATCTGCATCATCATTTTCGTAGTGATTGCAGTGGTTTACGTTGTGGCCACACTCATAAGAAATGCCAGTTCCAAATCGAGCGAAAAAAAAGTATCAATTTCATACGAAGTAATCTCTACGCAGGAATATGCGAGGGACGGTAAGAAGTGTATGGGATATCGAGTATTCGTTTCCGGAAGACCTTCCTATTCAGATGCAAAGGCCATCTTCGAAGATGTTACAAATGACAATTACTATCTCCACATCGTATGGTTCTTCTTGAACAAGAGCGATGCACACGGAAAGGACATTGCAAACTGGACGATGGAAGAAACCGTCAAAGGCGTAACTCCGACAATGAAGTAGAAAGGACAGGTTATGATGCCTGCATACAAGGACAAGCAGAGGGGCACCTGGTATGTGGCTCTCTACTATAAAGACTGGACCGGCGAGACGAAGCATACCGTCAAGCGCGGTTTCAAAACCAAAGGTGATGCAACTGCTTTCGAGCGGCAGTTCCTCGACACCCTCCAAAACTCCTCAAATATAGGGTTTGGTGCCTTAGTGGCTAACTATCTGGAATACCTCAAACCCAGGGTGAAGCCTACGACCATAGGCACCAAACTTTATATCATCAACGACAAGATCCTGCCTTACTTCGAGAAGATGAAGCTGTGCGATATCGACACAGTGACGATCATCAAATGGCAGAATACCTTGTTGGACTACCGGGATGAGGACGGGAAGCCGTATAAACCTACCTATGTGAAGACCATCCATGCGCAGCTGTCTTCCATCATGAATTATGCCGTGAAGCACTACCACCTCGCGCAGAACCCGTGTCAGCTGGTAGGCACGATCGGAGCGCAGAAAGCTAAGGAGATGTCCTTCTGGACGAAGGACGAGTTCGATCAGTTCATCAAAGTGGTCAAACATCCGGCATACCATCTCTTCTTCAACATTCTGTTCTACACCGGAATGAGAAGCGGAGAAGCTCTGGCACTCACGGCAGCTGATATCCTTCCGGATAAGAAGATCTCCATCAGCAAGACTTTTGCCACTATTGATAAGAAGGATGTGTTCCTCTCCACCAAGACGGATGGAAGCACCAGAGTGATCACAATACCTGAATCGCTGTATGAGGAGATCCAGGACTACACCGGCCAGCTCTTCGGCTATGAACCGGGGGATCGTATATTTTACTTCACAAAACATGCAGTGAATGCTATGATTCATAGGTGCGCAAAAAAGGCAGGCGTGAAAGAGATCCGTGTTCACGATCTCAGGCATTCACACACCGCCCTCCTGATCAACTTGGGATTCGACATCAAACAGATCTCACAGAGGCTTGGACACAGATCTGTGAAAACGACCTGGGATGTGTATTCACATCTCTATCCGGAAAAGGATGTCGAGTTGGCCGACAAGCTGAATGAGATCAGCTTGAAATCTGCCGATGATGAGATTGAAAAATCGTCAGATGAGTAAAAGAAAAAAGCCCTTTTAGAGGGCTAAAATGCAAAAAAAATCTCAAAACAATCTCATAATAATCTCACGGCCTCAAAGAAAAAGCCGGGAGCCCGCATAAAATAAGGGCTCCCGGCTTTATAGTCTCTACTCATATTCCACAGTAGCCGGCGGCTTGGGGGTGTAATCAAAAAGCACTCTGTTGATGCCGGGAACTTCACTGATGATCCGCTGTACCAGATGATCGATCAGTTCGTTTGAGAGATGCTCCACTGTTACTTCCATTACGTCCGTGGTGTTGATGGCGCGGATGATGCAGGGCCAGTCGAAGGTGCGCTTTCCGTTCTTTACGCCGGTGGACTTGAAGTCGGGAACCACGGTGAAATACTGCCATACCTTGCCTTCCAGGCCGTTCTTTGCGAATTCTTCGCGAAGGATGGCGTCGGATTCGCGGACTGCCTCAAGGCGGTCACGGGTGATGGCACCGGGGCAGCGTACGCCCAGGCCGGGGCCCGGGAAGGGCTGACGATAAACCATATTATCAGGCAGACCCACTTCCT